ACCTGGTCGGCTACGCCCCCGACGGAGACGAGCCCGAGGAGTACTGGGCGGTCGCCTCGACGCAGGAGGTGAAGGAGCAGGACGGGGAGTACACGGTCCTGGCGAAGCCGGGCGACACCGAGGGCCGCAAGCTGACCGCCAACGACTACATCGAACGGTACTGGACCCGTCACCCGCAGTGGGCCGCTCTCCCCGACAGCCCGCTCCGCCGCCTCCGCACCGACACTCGGGCCGCCATCACCCTCAACGAGCAGGTGATCACCGAGGCGCTGTCGACGCTGCCAGCGGGCATGCTCCTCATCCCCAACGAGATTCAGTTCGAGTGGCCCGCCGGGTACACGCCGTCCGACAAGGACGCCGAGCGGAACCCGTTCGACGTCATGCTCGAGATGGCGATTCAGGACGGCATGGTGCCGGGGAGCTTCGCCAGCCAGTACCCGCTGACCGTCCACGGCGCCGCCGAGTTCTTGAAGGAGATCAGACGGGTCAGCCTCGCCCGTGAGGCCGACACCACCACGGAGGCCCGTCTCGCCGCCCGAGTGGACCGCATCGCCCGGGGCCTGCCGCTGCCTGTGGAGAAGGTCATGGGCCACCAGCAGACCACGTTCGCCAACGCCAAGCAGGTCGATCAGGACACCTTCGACGACTACCTGCGCCCGTCGGCCGTGTCGATGGTGACGGCCATCACCTACTGCTTCTACCAGCCGCACCTGATCGAGAACCCGGCCATCCCGGAGGACTGGCAGAAGCGCATCGTGGCGTGGTTCAACCCGTCTGCCCTGATCGCCGACCCGGACCCGGAGGAGAGCGCCGACTTCGGCGTGACCGAGGGCCTCGTGAAGGCGGCCAGCTGGCGAGCGAAGCGTGGCTGGACGGAGGAGGACGCCCCCGACGCCGAGGAGCTTCTGTTGCGGATGGCGTACCGCCGGGGTGCCATCGACCCGGGCCTGACCGCACAGCTCCTCCGTGACCTGGCCGCCGAGGTGGGCGTGGAGCTGAGCGTGGCCGAGACGCAGACGATCGCCGAGCAGAGCCCGCAGCAGGCCGCCGCTCTCCTGTTGAAGTGGCACCAGGCGAAGGCCCGTGGCGAGCCGCCCCCACATCTGACGCCCCGGCAGCCGCTGGCGCTGACGGCCGGGGCCACGACAGCGCCAAGGGTGATCGACGGAGGGCGAGAGCTCCTGGCGATTGACCAAGAGCTCCGGGTGCGGTGGCGGGCCGCCATGGACGCCGCCTTGGACCGGGAGCTGGAGCGGACAGCGAACAAGCTCCGCAACACCGCCCGCAAGCTCGGGGTGCTCAGCGCTCTGCAGGCTCGCCCCGAGGACGTCGCTCCTCTGCTCGGGCGAGCGGTGGTGGCCGCCGCCGGAGTGGAGTACGACTGGAGCCGTCTCCGACTCTCGTTCATGGGGCTTGGCCGCCGGGCCCAGGATCAGGCCGTGGATGCCGCTGGGCGCATCGCTGGGGGCTTCTCGACGGCCCAGCGGCAGACGCTGAAGCTGCGCCAGGCCGACGACCTCGGCACGGCGTGGAAGTGGGTCCAGCAGGCGATGACGGGCCTCGCCGATCTGCGCCTGTACGACCCGTCCACCGGCCAGTACACGGGGGTGGGCGAGAGCGACCCCACGAGCTTCATCCCGGCCGGGATGGTCCGCCAGGCGATGAACGTCGCCGGGGGGAGCCCGGTCCGGGTGCTCACCGACGAGACACTCCGGAACGGGGAGGCGTGGATCAGTGTCGGGGACCGGGTGGAGGGCATCGGCGTCGGGGAGCGCATCCGGGACGCCCTCGCCTCGGAGGGCGTGGAGGTCGTCCGGTACAGGTGGATCTACGGGCCCGCCATCCGCATGCACCCCTTCGAGCCCCACCAGCGCCTCGATGGCCTCGTGTTCGAGTCGTTCGAGGACGACCGCCTCGCCAACACCTACGGGTGGCCTGTCCGCTCGCACTTCCTCCCGGGCGACCACGGGGGCTGCGTCTGCGACGTGGAGCCGATCTTGGGCGCCCCACCCCCGGTCGAGGAGCCGCCCCCGCCGCCGCCCGTGCTCGGCAAGGAGACGGGCAAGGCCGTCCGAGGGTTCGACACGCCCCTGGAGGAGAAGCTCGCTCGCCGCTTCGCCGGGTGGCGCCGCCTCCGCAGCGTCGATCAGGAGCAGCTGGACGAGCTCAACGTGGCGTACAACGCCATTCGTCGCCACCCCAACTTCTCCGTGGCGAGCCCGACGGTGGAGACGGTCGCCAAGACGTTCCGGGGCCAGTTCAAGACGTTGCAGCTGACCAAGACTCGGGCCAAGACGCTCCTCACGACGACGCCCGAGAACCTGAACCCAACCCAGCTGGACGGCATCCTGGGAGACGCCACCCGCCTCGGCCTCGACCCGCAGGACATCGCCGACCAGGGGCTGGTGGTCGTAGCCAAGGTCGGCGACCGGGAGGTCGTAGCGTTCGGCTCCGAGCACCTGTGGGCCGCTCTCGAGCGTGGCGCCGCCGAGGAGTTCTACCCCAAGGTCCTGTACTGGAACGCCAAGATCGACGTGCCGCCGGGCGCTGACCTGGAGCGCCTGTTCCACGCCGACGACCTGACCCGTGTCCGCCAGGCCGCCGCCCGTGAGGCGAAGGCGACCCGTCTCGCCCTCGGCCTGGACGAGCCCACAGGCAAGGCCACGCCGGGCGCCAAGACGTCGGGCCTGGCAGCTCTCCCCCCGGCCGACCGGCCCGCCGCCGCCGCCGAACAGTTCGCCAAGCGCTGGGGCCGGGGTGGCGTCGGGGGCACCAACGTGGACACCAAGGGCGCCTTCACGGGCATGTCGACCCGGGTCGCCAACGACGTCACCGACGAGCTCGACCGGATGATGCGAGCCCACCCCGTGACCGCCGGCAAGCTCCGCTCCGTCCACACCGTCAAGCTCGGGAGCAACACGCACGCCCAGGCCAATCAGGCCACCCGGGAGCTCACGTTCAACAGCCAGTTCTACGGCTACGGCAAGGAGAAGCGTTTCCAGGAGACGTGGGAGGCGTGGAACCACCAGCCGGGCTCGGGGTGGAGCGCCTACGTGGAGGGCGCCGCCGAGCGCAAGATCACCCACGCCCGGTACACGACCACCCACGAGTTCGGCCATCACATCGACTACACCGCCCGAGACAAGCTCGGCGAGGACGCCTGGGATCAGCTCGTGCAGGACACCATCGAGGCCGACTGGCGCCGGGTGCGGGGCACCAAGGGCAAGCTCCGCCGGACCCAGGAGCGGAGCAGGGGCCGGGCGAAGCTGCCGCCGGAGATGGCCGCCCACGTCAAGGAGCATCTGTCCACGTACGCCACGACTAACCTCCGGGAGGTCATGGCTGAGGTCGTCGCCGAGGCGACCCTGTCCCTCAACCCCCGGCCTCTCGCCACCGCCCTGTACAAGCTCCTGTTGAAGCACGCAGAAGGAATCGCATGACGAGTCTCGGCCCGCCGATCTGCATGAGCTGCGCCCGGATGGCCCGGGGACCTAATGCCGCCGTCGGGACGTGCGAGGCGTTCCCGGAGGGCATCCCCGACGACATCTGGCTCGGGGGCTACGACCATCGGCTGCCGTACCCGGGCGACGAGGGCGTCCTGTTCTCGCTGGCCCTCAGCCCCGACGCCGCCGCCGGGCTGGAGGCCTACGACGACTCGGGCCGGGCCGGGTCCGCCCAGATCGGCTACAAGGTCCCTCCCTCCTGACCGACGCCGGGCGTATGCTCCCGGTCATGCCTCCGCAGCTTGCCCCTGCCCCGTTCCCTCTCGTCCGTCAGGCTGGCGCCGCCTGGGAGGTGCACGCAGGCGACGACGTCCTCGCCGTGCGAGACACCTACCCGGAGGCTGTCGCCTTCCTGGCTGACCTGGCCGCCGACGAGGGCGCCCCAACACCGAGCTCTGACGGCCTGTTGCCGGAGACGTGGACGGGCGAGGTGGCCATCGCCTACAACGAGCAGCCCGACCCGGAACGTGACTTCACGAACGTCAAGTGGGGGTGGCGTGACCCGGAGGCGAGCCTGGTCCCGCTCATGTTGCAGACCAGCACCGAGATGGGCCACTTCGGCGCCGAGCTCGCCGGGTTCATCCAGTCGTTCGAGCTGACCGGGACGGGCGAGCCGAACGCCACCGGCCGCTTCTACGACACCGAGGCTGGGCGCACCGCCCGGGGCCTGTTGCTCGGGGGCCGCAAGTTCGGCGTGAGCGTGGACCCGGACAGCGACACGACCGCCGACTACATGTGCATCGAGGAGGACGACGACGGGTTCTGCCAGGCGGCCATGTGGAGCTTCACGTACTACAGCATCGCCGGGCTGACCATGACGCCGTTCCCGGCCTTCGCCCGAGCCAACATCGTTCTGGCCGGGGCCGAGACGGCCGACAGCTCCGCCCCTGAGGACACCGTGGAGGCCGCTCTGGAGGGCCTCGTTGCTGCGAGTGCAGCCCGCCCGGACCGGCGTGCCCGACCGCCCAAGGCGTGGTTCACGATGCCGGAGCCTGAGTTCGGCGACCCGCTCCTCGTGCAACAGGACCTCGCTGGGGAGCGGTGGGGCGTGCCCCTGACCATCACCGAGGAGGGCCACGTCTTCGGCCACCTGGCGCTGTGGGGCGAGTGCCTGCGGGTAGGCCGGGAGGACGTCTGCATCCAGCCGCCCGACAGCGCCCGGGCTTACGCCGAGTTCATGGTCTGCTCGACCCGCACCGCCGAGGGAGAGCTCGTGGCGACGGGCGCCATGGTGGTCGGCTGCCCGCACTACCCCGTCTCGGGCGTGGACCGCTCCCACCCGTCCGTCGTGCGTGACTACTACGCCGAGGCCGGGCTGGGCTGGGCTGACGTGCGAGCGAGCTCTGGGGCGTTCGGCCCGTGGATCACCGGCCGGGTCCGCCCCGACGTGACCCTGGCGCAGCTGTCCGTCTTGCAGAGCGTCCCGCCCTCAGGCGACTGGTCGTTCTCCCCGGAGGACGGGGGCCTGGAGCTGTGCGCCATCCTGTCCGTCAACAAGCCCGGCTACCCGGTCCGCCGTGAGGCCATCGCCGCCGCCGCTCTCCCCGCTGACAGCCTCGCCGACGGCGCCTCCGTCGCAGCGCACCTGGTCGGCCGGACGGTCATGGCGCTGACCGGCGCCAACAGGGTGCGTCCGTGCCCCGAGTGCAACCAGAGGCACGCCGCTGCCCAGACGGCCACCAGCCGGGAGCTCGCCGCTCTCGCACGCATCGAGGCCCTCCTCCGGACCATCGACCGGCGCACCCTCCACTTGAACGGCGCCGCCATGCAGACGGCCCGGGCCCGTCTCTTTCCCCCGACCATCCGTGACTGACCGCTCCGGCATGGTGTACCTTCCCCGCTGACACCGAGCAGGGGGGCGCATAGACGCCCCCCAGCCGAGCGCCGGGCAGCACAGCTCCCGGGACTCCTGCTCCGTTCGCCGTCTCAACCGACCGCTGACGCAAACAGGAGATTCCCATGCAGGTGCTGACCGAGCTTCTGGCCCGTGTGGCCCAGGGCCTCACCGAACTGACCGACGAGGAGCTGGCGCTCCTCCTGGACGAGGTTGTCTCCGAGGCTCTGGCCCTCGCCGAGACGGACGACAGCGACGAGGCGTTGACGCTGGTGCAGCAGGCCGTGGAGGCCCGCACTGCGATCGTCGCCGAGCAGACGCAGCGTGCAGCTGACGCCGACGGCCGGGCGACCCGGGCCGCCGACCTCATCGCCGCCCTCAACGCCGGGCCCGACGACGACCCGGAGCCCGAGCCGGAGCCGGAGCCGGAGGAGCCCGAGGCCGAGGCGGCCGAGGCCACCGAGGCGGAGATCGCCGAGGTCGTCGCAGAAGCCGAGGAGGTCGTGCAGGAGGCCCTGGAGCCTGTTGCGGCGAGCTCTGCCCCTGTGGTGTCCCGTGTGGCAGCCCGCCGCCCGGCCAGCCGGGCCGTCTCCCGTGCGCAGGCCCGCCCGGCCCGCCAGGTCGGCTCCGTCGCAGAGTGGGGCCTCGTGGCCTCCGCCAACGCCCCCGGCACGGTCAACGCCGGAGCGCCTGTCCGCACCGAGGTGGAGCTCGCCGACATGTTCCTGGAGGCTTGGGCCGCCAGCGAGAGCTACCGGGGCCCGTCCACCTACATCAAGCTCGCCCGTGCAGGCCAGCTCGCCTCTCCCCGCACGTTCGGGGCGGCCCGCTTCCTCGACCGGGACGAGACGGGCAACGGCCGCAAGATCAGGGACGTGACCAGCGCCGAGGCCATCACGGCCGCCGGGGGCATCTGCGCCCCGGTCGAGGTGCGCTACGACATCCCGTTCGTCGGCTCGACCGAGCGCCCCGTCAGGGACGCCCTCGTCCGCTTCGGCGCTGACCGTGGTGGTGTCCGCACCATCCCGCCGGCAGTCATGAGCGAGTTCGAGGCTGGCGTGGACCTGTGGACCGAGGCGAACGACGTCAACCCCACCGACCCGACGGTCAAGCCGTGCCTCGTGATGACCTGCCCCGAGGAGGAGGAGACGGTCGTTGACGCCATCACCAAGTGCTTGGAGATCGGCAACTTCCGGGCCCGGTACTTCCCCGAGCAGGTCGCCGAGTGGACCCAGATGCTGTCCGTCTGGCAGGCCCGCTTCGCCGAGCAGAACCTGATCACCCAGATCGCCGCTGGCTCCACCGACATCTCCGTCGGCCAGGTGCTCGGCACGGTCCGGACGATCCTGGCCTCGCTCGCCCGGGAGATCGCCGCCGTGCGGTACCGCTACCGGATGCCTCGGAGCTTCCCCCTGCGCCTCCTGTTCCCGGAGTGGATCTACGAGAACATGAAGGCCGACCTGATCCGGCAGATGCCGGTCGGGACGCTCGAGGAGACGCTGGCCGTCGCCGACAGCACGCTGGATCGGTTCTTCGCCGCCCTCAACATCCGCATCACCCTCATGAAGGAGGGCGAGACGGGCCAGGGCTTCGGAGCGCAGGGCGACGGGACGCTCAACCCGTGGCCGTCCACGGTCATCGGCTACATCTTCCCCGAGGGCACGTGGCTGTTCCTCGACGGGGGCACGCTGGACCTGGGCATCTACCGGGACAGCGGCCTGATCGAGACGAACGATTACCGCATGTTCTCGGAGACGTTCGAGGCCGCCCACTTCCACGGGCAGTTCTCCCACCGCTTCATCTTCGACATCTGCCCGGACGGCTCGGCGTCGGCTCTGATCGACATCGACCCGTGCACGCTGGGTAGCTGACCCAAGGCGAGACGGCCCCGGGGGACCAGAGCTGGAGGGCTCCCCCCCGGGGCCGACCCGTACCCGCCGACCGCCAGGAGGCCTGAGTGGCGCAGTCGCAGACCAACATCACTGCCATCCCCGCCGACCCGCCCCGATACGGCCTGATCCAACAGCTCCTCCGTGACACCCCCGACGAGCTCCGGGACCGCTTCGTGCAGGGCTGGACGTTCCTGCCGGAGGGCTGCGACCCGTCTGGCGCCGAGCCGGTCATCTGCGCCACCTCGACGGCTGAGGTGGACGGTGGAGACGGCCCGGCCGTCATCGCCGGGCAGCCCGTTTGGCTGTGGGCGGAGGACAGCTGCTCCACGTTCGGCTTCATGAGCCGAGACTGGAACGGCCGGGTCCGCCGGGCTCTCGACGCCAAGCAGTCGTACGACCTCGCCCGGGAGCTCTGGGAGGGCGTCGCCAGCCAGATCGGCGGGCTGGGCAACATGTACCTGAGCGCCCCGGACGCCAACATCGTCACGTCAGGCGCCTTCGCTGTGGCCAAGGGCGTCGGCTGCCTGGAGGCCGCCCTCGCCACCGGCCTCGCCGGGCAGCCCGGCCTCATCCACATCACGCCCCAGGCGCTCATGCACCTCGTCACCATGAACGCTGTCCGCTTCGACTCCGGCACGTGGCGCACCCCGCTCGGGACGGCCGTCATCGCCGACGCCGGGTACTCGGGCGCCGGGCCCGGCAACGAGCCCGCCGGGGACACGCAGTGGGCCTACGCCACGCCGATGATCCGGGTGCACCTCGCCGAGGTCATCGTCCGCCCGAGCTCGACCGACGACCGGGAGCAGCTGGCCGCCGCCATGAACATCGGCACGAACCTGATCACCGTGCGGGCTGGGCGTCTCGCACAGCTCGTGTGGGCGTCCGAGTGCGTCCACGCCGCCGCCGAGCTCGACCTGCCGGTGTGCGGCTACGGGACGGGCTCGTGAGCGACGTCTCCGCCAGCGACCTGTCCTCCACCGACCGTGGGGGCGTGCTCGAGAACGACCTCACCATGGACGAGCAGGGTGGGGGCGGAGGGGGCTGCCCGCCGGGGGAGGAGTGTCTGCCCGACGACTTCATTGACCCTGACGACTGCCCGGGCTGCCCTGATGGGGAGGAGTGCCTCCCGTCCAACTTCGTGGAGCCCTGCCCCGAGGGCCAGGAGTGCCTGCCGTCAGACTTCATCGACCCGGACGACTGCCCGGGCTGCGTGGGCGACTACGTGCCTTTCTGTCTCAACGAGAACGCCGACGACGTTGACACGCTGATCCTGGCGCTGACCCCGTTCGCCTACTACCCCATGGACGACGCCTCGGGGCTGATCCAGGACGCCTCGGGCAACGGCAACCACGCCACGGCCGCCCAGGGGACCGCCGCCTACGCCCAGGCGCCGATCACCTCCAAGGTCGGCAACTCGATCCGCTTCGACGGGCAGGGCTTCACGATCCCCAAGCCTCAGGCGACGCTGGGCGGTGGGGCCGCCTGGTCGTTCATCTGGCTCCAGCTCATCACCGTATGGCACGGCACCGGCTCGACAGCCGAGGCGCCCGTCCCCTTCGGCGTATCTCAGTCCTCCAACAGTGACGCCCTCACGCTCATCCTCGCCGGGGGCGACCTGTACGTGATCTTCGCCCAGGATGGCGCTCAGAACTACGCCAGCTACTTCCCCGAGGCCGACCTCGTCGGACGTGTGGCAGTGATCGCCCTCGTGTGCAACGGGGACAACCAGCCGCAGATGTACGTCGATGGCGTCCGCTGGGGTGCCACTCAGACAGCGGGCGCAGGCTCGGGAAACGATCTTCGCATCGGCTCTATGAGCGACGGCTTCTGGGGCCACTCCGATATGCGGATGTCGAACCTCGCCTCGTTCGACCGGGGGCTCACCCACGCCGAGGTTCTGTCCATCACCGAGGCCCTGCACGACGCCGCCTCCCTGGCGGCCTGCCTAGTCCCCTGACCGCCTACCGACCACCCAACGTGACGGCCCGCCCGCCACGTGCCATAGTCCCGAAACCACCAAACACGCCATCAAGGAGTGACCTGTGCCCGAACATTGCTTGCCCCAGGTCCAAGCCATTGCGATGCGGGTGACTGCGCTCGACCTGTCGGGCGTCCCGCTTCCGGGCACGGACACCATGATCGTCAGCAACGCCCTGTCGTCGCTGGCCGTCTCGCCCGTCTACACCGACGGTGACGAGATCGAGGAGAAGGGCGCCAACGGTGGCGTCTGCGTGAACTACCGGAGCGCCGACACCTTCAAGCGCCTCGACCTCACCCTCACCCTGTGCACCCCTGACCCGTACCTGGAGGCCGCCATCTCCGGCGGAGACGTCCTGGAGGCCGGGGGCCTCGTGGGCTTCGCCGCCCCGCCGCTGGGCATCGTGACGGGTGCCGGTGTGAGCATCGAGCTCTGGGCTCTCCGCATCGACAACGGCGC